AATGAGCGTAGCCGCCCGCGCCTCGCGTGCTGGATTGCCAGAAATTAGGAGGCAAATGCAAATCGTTTGCAAAGAAAAGAAGATTGAATCTATTGAATCACTTTCTATTCTGGTACGCTCTAAACTCGCGGCTGATGCAATATCAACAATAGAAAGAGTTGATAATTACGAACTAGATGGAATCAAAGATGAGTCAACAAGGGAGCAAATACTAGGCTCTGTTGCTAAACGATCTGCGCTAGTGTTTGGTTGGTCTGATCAGAGTGAAGCATCATCAATATCAATCAATCTACTCGGTTCCATGCCTGATAGATTAGATAGTATCACGATGGCGAGTAAAACAATAGAAGCGGAACAATAATAAGCATTCTTTTTCTATGGGACAGAATGAACAGATCTCGAGCGCCGGCGGACCCCCTTTGAGGGTGGGGGTCGTTTACTATACCCCCCTCAAAAATTTTCCATCATTTTGAACGCATTAAATAAAGTAAAGATTGGTCAAACTGTATCTTTGAATCTTGCAGAGCGTAAACTTGCTAATTTCTTGGCAGAGCACAGGGGTAAAAATAATCGTAATTTCAATGTTCCGAGAATGAAATTTGGAGTTGTTGACGACGCGATAATTGATTTGGAGGGGATGGCTGGGGAGATTGCGTTTTGTAAATTGTTCAATGTGTATCCGGACATGGATATTGATTGTGCGCCTCCGCATCCGTCGCATGACTGTGTTTTGCCTGATGGCATGCGTGTCGATGTGAAGACGACAAAGCATCGGGCTGGAAAGCTGCTGGTGGATGCGCGGAGGTGCGGTAGAAAGGCTGATGGAGTGGATTTGTATGCGTTGATGGTCGGCACGTTCCCTGGGCCTTACGATTTTCGTGGGTTCATTGAAAAGCGCGATATCGTTCGTCCGGACAGGATTGGTTTATTTTACGGCAACAGCAACTATATCGCAGAGCAGAGCGAGCTACGCGATAGCTACGCGATAGCTACGCGATAGCTACATTCTTATTGACAAAGTAATAGGTTCCAATGATTCATCCATCCATCGACCTTAATGATTGCATACGATTGGTCATCGGATGCGAATGTCTAAGCGGAAATGACAGCCCGCGTTTGGTGGTGGTGGGGAATATCGGTCCATTGGATGATGGATGGATGGCCCACTAAAAATCGGTAAACGCAGGAAACAGTTTTCATTATGGCTTGTCCCAATGTGTTCAATGCCTTTGCGGTGGCTACGGAGTCGCTTGCACAGGATGTCTATAAGCGCGCGTCGTATCGTTCGATGTGGCTCAACCTCATCGAGCGCGGCGAGTATCCGCAGGGCACTGGTCTGACCCAGACCTCGTTCACCACGACCAGCATCGAGCCGACTGCGGCTGAGACTTGGTCGGCCATCACGCTTGCTGATGGAAGCAATGCTGGCGCGTGTGATGTCACGTACAACGATGTCCCGGTCGGTTACAACGCGGTCACCTGGAGTCCTGAGCGTTTCGCGCTCAAGGGTCCGTTGCTGTGTAAGGACGACTTGACGTTCGACCATCGTGTCGAGGCGTTCTTGCGTGTGTATCTTGAGAAGTTGTCTGTGCGGGCGCAGCGTTCTTGGGAGACGCGGTATCAGAATATCTTCGCGAAGTATGCCATCAAGGCGGTCGCGGATTCGAGTTTCACGCAGGTCGAGACGATTCCGTCGGGCGTGAACGAGTTCCCTTGGATCGATGGTGTGAGCACTGGTCAGGCGTTGAATCAGTCCACGTCGGAGTTGACCCAGGAGATGCTGGATGTGGCGGCGGCTACGCTCATCCGCAATGGCGCGACGAATCCTGATAGTTCCGGGTTCATCTCGTACAGCAGCGATGGTCCGGTGTTCCCGTTGTACATCGGGTTGGAGGCGTCGCAGCGTATCGCGCAGAACAATCCTGCGTTCCGCGAGGATATCCGTCAGGCTGAGATGGGTGCTGGTGCTGGTGCGGAGTTGCTGAAGCGCATCGGTGCGAATCGTGTGATCAAGAACTTCCGGCATGTGCCGAATCTGTTCCCGCCCCGGTTCAGCTATGCCGGTGGCAAGTACACGCTTGTCCAGCCGTTCACTAGTGCGAGCGGCACGAAGGGTACTGTGTTCAGCGTCAATCCGAGCTGGACGACTGCTGCGTACGAGGGTGCGTTCATCGTCACTCCGTACGTGTTCAAGAGTCACATCGTGCGTCCGGTGAACCGGGTTGGTGACCTGGCCTGGATGCCGACCAACTACATGGGCGAGTGGCAGTGGGTGACCGGTGCGTACAAGCTCAGTGTTGACTGCGCGGATCCGCTCGACAAGAAGGGCCAGCATTACGCGGAGTTCGTGCATGCTCCGGAGCCGATCTTCACGAACCAGGGCATGACGATCATCTTCCGTCGTTGCACTGGTGCTCTGACCCAGATCATCTGTTCGTAATCGGAACGGTATTGATTGACACATCCCATCATTGGCCGAAAGGCTGGTGGTGGGTTTTTCGTATTGACATCATGTGGCATGAGTCAATGCTTCGTTCATGCCGAATTTTATTCTTCCGGAGGGTGTCGAGGTTCCTGAGAACCTGAAGGAAGGCGAGAAGTTTCAGACGATGGCGACCATCGTGTTGAAGAAGAACGGCAAGGCGATGTTGGTGGAGGTGGATGGCCAACCTATTGCTGGATACGAGGGTAAGAAGGGCAAGGAGGAGGTTGTTGAGGAGGAGGTGGGTGCTGCTTCTGGCAAGGAAGGATTCATCGCAGAAGTGATGCAGCGTGGTCGTGGTCCGATGGCCTGATAAATCGATATGGCAAACATCACATGCGACGAGGCGGAGACGCTTATCAACGAGATGGCGGCACTTGGATGCCGTTCTCCGCGTGAGCTTGAGTTGGCCAGGCTTGCCCTTGAGAATCGCATCGCTGTTTATTTGCAGGGTGGTGGCGCGACGCGAGGAGCGTTCAGGAGCGTCACCACCACGGGCACGGTGGTCAGCGGCGATTATCTGCTCATCTGCGATGCCACTGGCGGGGCGATCACGATGACGCTTCCTGCTGCTGCGCTTGTTCCGGGTCGTATCTATGCTTTCAAGCGCATCAATTCAGGCGCGAACACGGTTACGGTCGATGGGTACGGTGCCGAAACCATCGATGGAGCGGCAACGCATGTTTTGACTCCTCAATGGAACAACGTGTTGATCATGACCAACGGGGTCGCATGGTTCATTTTGGCTGATCATTGATATGGCTAACATTTCCTGCGCGGACGCTTTGGAGTTGATCAATGAGGCTTATGGAGCTTCGTGCAAGAGTCCGCGTGAAAGGGTTCTGTTGGAACTTGGCCTACTTTGGGAAGCAGCGACTCTTGGTGGAACGGCGGATATCACTGCTGACAACACGGTTATCGATTCATCTTCGACAATGATCACTGCGGACATGACGGAATTTATCTAATTTTATGGCAAAACAGACCATCAATATCGGTGCGGCTCCGAACGACGGAACGGGTACACCGTTGCGGACGTCGTTTGATTACACCAACCAGAACTTCACCGAGTTGTACACGGCTCTTGGAGGGGGTGTCGGTCTTCCCGGAGCGACTACGCAGGTCATCTTCAATGATGGCGGAACGAATCTGGCTGGTGACGCTGGGTTGACGTACAACAAGACGACAGATGCGTTGACTGTTGTTGGTGCGTTGTCGGGGTCGAAGTTGACTGTCACTGGCGGCACGATTCCGGCGAATGGCGTGTATCTGCCTGCTGCGAACACGTTGGAATTCGCCGCCAATTCACTGGCTCAGTATCGGATTGCTCCTCTTGGCGTGTTTAGTTGGTACGATGGTGCAGGCGGCACGCGGATGACGCTCAATTCAAATGGGTTGGGGGTTGGGGTGACGCCGAGTGCGTGGAATAGCGGATGGTCTATCATTCAATTCCAAAATGGAACCGCTATTGGGAATCCTCTAAACGGTGAAGCTGCGTTCTTGTCTGCGAACATATTCCGAAATACGTCCAATATCGACACATACATTTCCACGGGATTTGCAACACGTTATCGGCAACAGTCAGGAGCCCATGAGTTCTTCAGCGCCCTTTCTGGAACTGGTGGAACTACCGCAGCGCCTTTTTTGCTCCGAACAATGTCCATCGACGTGAGTGGAAATTTGCTTGTCGGCGTTGTTACCGCCAACGCAAACGGTGGCGTTCTCCAGCTTAAATCGGGCATCACGTTCCCCGCTACCCAGGTCGCTGCGACGGACGTGAACACTCTCGATGATTATGAGGAGGGTACGTTTACTCCGACGATTGTTGGCGGAACAACCGCTGGCGTTGGAACTTATGTTGTCCAAAGCGGAAACTACACAAAAGTTGGTAATTTAGTGACCTTTAGGTTGTATGTCGCGACATCTGCACATACCGGGACTGGAGCGATGCTTATCTCTAGTCTTCCTTTTACATCAAACGGAACCGGAAATCAGCTTTACTCGGTTTCAATAACCAACCTTGGCGGGCTTACTTTAACGGCGTTGAATGTGGCGCAAGCATACATAAACAATGGTGTAAATTACATCAGTGTTTCTCAATATGCTACGGGTGGAGGCGCTTCCGCCGCTGTCCCAATTTGCCCGGCTCCATACATTGTTGTTACTGGCTCTTACATGGTCTAATCTTCTATGACTAACACTATTTCAATCAACTGGATCATCAAACAGATTTTGGTCAAAAAGACCGAGGCATTGTTGTCTGATGTTGTCATCACGGCGAACTGGAGTTGCCGTGGATCTGATGGGGCATTTAATGCTGCTTTGACCGGATGCGTCTCGTTCGCTCCTCCTAGCGGAGATTTCACTCCGTACGACCAATTGACCGAGGCTCAGGTTCTTGGTTGGTGTTGGGATAATGGCGTTGATAAGGCGTCTGTCGAGGCGAGCGTGGAGAAAGAGATTGTTGAACAGGCCAATGCTCCGGTCGTGTCGCTTCCGCTTCCTTGGACGCCGGTTCCGGTTGTCATTGACGAGCCAATCATTGTTTCCGAAGCTCCTGTCGCATGATCAAAATTGAACTGACGACTGAACAAGCGAACGCACTGATGCAACTCGTCGATATCGCCATCAAAGCCGGTGGTTATCAGAATGCAAAGGTCGCTGTTCCGATTGCCGACATCATCCTGGAAGCTGCAAAGCAGTCCGAGGGAACCAACTAAAGGGCCACTATGACTGGCCACCACGCTTTTGTTCGCGATATGTCGATAGGCGTTGGTGGGCCAGTTCTTGGCCTGCTCGGTAACGCGATATTTTCAGAACCAAATCTAAAAGGAGCATCGCTTGCGCTTGGTGCGCTTGCCGCCTTTTTGACCTGTGTTGTAAAATCAATCGAACTGTACAGAAAACTTAAAAACGACAAATGAACGCTTATTTCGCCTCTCTACTTCGCCACGTATTGACCGCTGCCGGTGGATTCTTGATTGCCAAGGGTTTTGTTTCGTCTGGTCAGGCCGATGAACTTGTCGGTGCCGCTGTCACTGCTTCTGGTGTCGCCTGGTCCATCTACAACAACAAGAAAAACGCGGTTAAATGAACTTCTTGGCCGGCTTGGCGGTAAAGCTGGTCGCTTGGCTATTTTCTTTGTCAAAACAGGACGTATCTAGTGAAGACGCCAAGAAACAACCGGAGCTTAAGCGTGATCTTCTTGCTCGCATCGATGAGCATGAGCGCGGGGTGCGCGAGTCGAGTGATCTACGTCCCCCACGGTGAGCCTGTGCGCCTCGCTGAGAGCGTCAAAGCGAGGGTTTGGGTACTTGACGCAAGCGGCAAAACGATTCGCAGCAACAACCGCATCATCATCAGTGAAGGGTGGTATGCACTACCAAAGGATAAATGAGCAATAACGCACCGTACAAGGGATCCGTTTCAGGAAGCGGACCTTACAAGCAGTCTCCTAAACCTGCGCCAACCAAGCCGACCACGAAGCCTATTCCGAGTGGAAGCGGGCCTTACGGAAGCGGTCCGTACAAGAAGTAATCGATTCCAAGCAAAACCCCCCGATTGTAATAAAAACAACCGGGGGGTAATTGTTTTAGAGTTTCAGCGACCAAGCGACTTCATCACGCTCGAAACGAAGTCTTCGCTCTTGGAAGCGTCTCCGCTGCTCGATTTGCTGGAACCACCGGTCGCCTTGGAACTGACTCCAGGCTGACTGCCGCGATACTTGGCCAGTTCGGCTTGTAGGCGCTTGTTGACCTCGACCTGAGAATACAGCAGTTCGCGGTACTTGGGAGCGGCTGCGGCCCATAGGGCGGCTTTGGCGAGGTCTTCTTCACTGTTCTCGCCATTGAAGATCTGCCGGGCGAGATTGAGTCGGCCATTCAGTTCAGTGTTCCACTCCTCATCGTTGTCGCGAGGCTCGAAGATCTCAAGAGCGCGAGCGTTCTCGCTCACCTTGGTCCAGGTCTTGGTGGCCGACTCCAAAGCGGACGCGGTATTTTCATCGCTATCCTGCCTGTACTTCGAGATGACCGCATCGTAATCAGCTTTTGCCTCGGACATCTCGGCAGACTTTTCGCCGTTGATCTCGTCGTACTTGACGATCAATGCTCCGAGCTTCGCCTTCTTAGAAGGAGAAAGACCCTCAACAATGTCGTCGATCTGAGAGTTCCTATAATCGTTCTCGGGAGACTTGAGCAATCCGATCAGGCGATCCCCTTCGGTCCCGACAAGCCCCTTCAACGAATCAAAAACGCCGGTGATCTTCGACTCGTACTTCTTGACGAAATCAGGATGACGCTCGATGTCGAGCAATCGGACACGTTCGGAAAGCGCATCACGCTCTGATTGAAGAGTCTTGAACTTGGATTCAACCTCCGTGTCGGAAACCTTTCCGGCCTTGAGGTCATCAATCTGTTTGGATAGCTGCGCCTTCTCCTCCTTGATCTTGCGGAAAGCGTCTGCCGCTTTCGTGGACTTGATGGATTCAGGGATGTCGGAATCAATTTCAACAGCCTTCTCCTTGGGCTTGAACATCTGATCGATGTCCATCTCCGCGCGACTCAGTTTCGCGTCGGGTTCAGCCGTCTTTTTGGCTTTTGGTTCTTCAACGACCTGAGAAGCGGCGCCATCAACAACCGCGATGTCGTCAAGACCAGCGGTTTTGAATGCGTCGATGAATGAGCTTCCAAAATCAGGAGGCTGTGCAGAGTGAATAACGGGCGAGTTCAGTGGTTCTTCCATAAAGTTTTGTTAGTTTTTATCGTCAAAGGTCGCTTCAAGTTCTTTCGTGACATCAACTACTGACAATTTTCGCAAATTTTCAAGACAATGTGCATAACCAGCGGTGATGCCGGCGGCAAAAACAATGTCTGACTCCTTGCTTCCGTGAGATGGCATTGCGATGGGCATGGACTCTGCAACGATGCGTAGAGCCATCCTGAGCACAGGATTCCGCATGATGAGCGCGAGTTCTGCCTGTTGTCCGTTGGTTATCCAGTCCGCGATATTTACGTCAGGCAGTTCCAGCAAGTTCTTCGGGTTCTCTTTCGTTAAGCCGCGCATCCAGTTTATCATATTTTGTGATCGTGTTACGTTTCAGTTTGTGTCTCTGAGGAATCGGGTCGAGAACGTCATCTAGTTTGATTGGTTTCTCGGGGGTGACGGTATCTCGTTTGGGCCGGATGATCTTGGTGATCTCCAGCATGTCGGCCAGTGGTAGCTTGATGTATCCGCAGTCAACGTCGTTGATTCCGTACGAAACAACGAACTGATTCTTGGAACTATCGTAGAACGCTCCGCATGGGAACACAACCGCAGGAAGTCCAGGCCACCAATCCTGTTGATTTGTTCCGGTAAGGATCGGAAGCGTGGTCATGCGGACGATGCGGAACGGGGCTTTGGCTTCAAAAGCGTATGCACCCATGTAGTACCTGCGCTTCTTGTTGATCCACGGGAGCGAGCTATGGAAGAAGGTCCAGTACAGCCCGTCTGCAAGGATCGGGTTGGAGCCGCCGCGCACCTCGCCGAACTTCCAGAGCGGATTGAACTCATCGGTCGAGTATTCCGCTTCCTTCTCTAACCGCCCATTAAGGCGCACAACGACGTGTGGATTGGCAGAATACACCATGTGTGGCGTGTTATCGTGGACGAATAAAAGCCAGTTCTTTTCGTGTCCATCGTTCACCATCGCCTGGGACAAGTTGTTGCCATAGACCGTATCGAACCGGCCCACGTTCAGGAACTGTTTATCGAGCAGGAACATCGCCTGATGCGCGTACGACTTGAGCGGAACAAAGGTGGCGCAGTTTATCCCGTACTTGTCTCCAAATTTGACCACGCGAGGATCCTCAAACTGTTCGTTTGGATGATGCGATGTCAGTTGGATCAACGCTTTCTTGGTCGCTCGAAGGTCTTTGCTGAGTTCAAAGACAACGATGTCGTTCTTCTCGACATACGTATCCTCATCCTTCTCGCGTTTGTTGCGGCATCGACGAACAAACAAAAGAATCTTGCCGTCCGATTCTTGAAAGATGGCAGGATTGAAGTAGTACGTTCCGACCTCCTCCGGTAGAACAATCTTGCCGACCTCCCAATCCACTTGTTCAGCCAGCTTTGGAACATCATTTTTTGCGTAGCTCATAAGGAATTCAGCAGCAAATTTGATCTCATCATAAAGAGACAGCCAATGGTCGCGCTCTTCTCGCACCTCGGTAAGATGTTCTTCGTTTTCAATCGCTCTCAACTCAAGTGTCTTTTGAAGTTCCTCGATCTGCATCAACAGGTCGGCTTGACCGTCTCCACCATTTGCAAATCGTTTTAGGGCCTTGATGGAAAGGCTTCGGATGATGTCTTTCATTTTGTGTTCGCAAATCAATCGGGGATATCTGTGTCCACTTGGTCCGCGACCCTTGGGAGGATTGAGTAAGAGTTCAGAAGGTGCCTTGATTTGAAGAAAATCAGCAAATCAATTGGAGCAAAGATTTCAACCGTTGTTTCCAGCAATGTCTTCAACGCTTTCCGGCGAACAATGTATGCGTGCGTGCAAAGTGGATGGCATCGATACAGATTGCTACCGACTTTTTCTTCTGCGCGCTCCTCTGCACAGCATGATCCGACAAAAATCATGTCCCAATCTTTTGGAACTTCTTCCAGAGCGAGGTTGATGGATTCCTTCCATCCATCCCGAAGCATCACATCATCTTCAAATATAAGCCAATGGTCATCCTCATCGGACAGTTCTAGCGCGGTCCACAACATGATGTGCGACATCGTGCAGCCGATTTCTTTTGACCCGATGTAATGAGGATTTGAAGGGTCGTTATGGGTGTATGGAATCGTCACCTTCAACCCGGACTTTGCTCCGTTGAACCCATAGAAAAACTTGAACTTTTCCACCCCGTATTTGCCAAGTCTTTCAGTGACGGGTCCAATCCTCTCCGACCCGCGTTGCGTTATTACAATCGGTATCATTTCTTGGTTTTTTGATAGATTGAGAACACGCTTTCTTTCAGGTCGAACCGCTGGATCAGCGAGCAGTATTTCTCCGCCAACCGGATGGCGGTCTGCGTGGAATCCCAATTCACATCATCCATGATCAGATAACCGCCCACCTTAAGTTTGGGAAGCCAGTTGACGACGTCGCTGGTGGACGGCCATTCAGCATGGTTCGCGTCGATGTGGACCATGTCCATGTCCGGGAGCGACCTCGAAGCATCCCAAGACGACATACGACAGAACTGCATCTGACGAACAACCTGAGCACGGACACAGTGGCCCACAAAAGCCTCGTAGTGAGCGCCCAGGTCCAGCTTCGACCACCATTCTTGGTTGGGGTTTGTCTCATCATCGATGCAGTCCTCTTTTTTCCAAGAGTCGATTGCATAAACGGTTCCGCTACCGTTGAGTTTGCAGGCATAAGCCAAAGCGAGCGTGGACTTGCCCTCGAACACTCCGACCTCCGCGATATGTTGAGGCTTGTGGTCGAGAACAAGGCTTCCAATCTGGAACCCCTTTTCAGGGTCGCACCATCCACCCATCTTTGGATAATGGATTGATACAAAGTCTTTTAGCAATTCATGTGGAGTCATAATGGATAGATATATGTTACTGATTTTCTAAACGCAGGCTCATTGAACACGCTGATCATTGTTGATCTCGGCCAACAAAGAGGATCAGAAGCGATGCTCAACGGCCTGTAACCACCATCTTGGATGTCGTTGGTGTTTCCTGGATACTCGTTGATCACAAGAGCGGATTTGTGGC